AATACACTTTACTATTATTGTGGGGCCCATTCCGGTATGGGTGGAACTGGATCTATAAACGTGGCGGATTCGAATAGTGGTATCATACTTACGTATGGTACACACGCACTGGTCGCAAACTCGACCGTTTCGGGTGAATATACTATAGCGACAAACTTCGACGGAACGACGAGTAATTTATACGTGGACGGAGCTTTAATATCACAAACAACCCCGACGATCGCGTCGGGTGCGAAGATGATAAAAATTGGCGAAGACTATAACGGGTTGATTAAGAACCTTAAGTTTTGGAACTATGCGAAATCGTTCTTGTTTACATTTAGTGGTAAAGTTGTATTTCATTACGGATCATTTGATTCTAGTTATGGCGACGCTGATGTAAATGCAGCAGCAGCTGCGGGACACGTTTTCGACAATACATCTGCAGGGACATATCCATGGGGTATAATAACTTTACCTTCAACGGCGAGTAATCAAACGACGTATACCTGGACACCTCTGGGTACTATAACGGGTGCGGATGTTTTGATGGTTGCCGGTGGTGGTGGTGGTGGTGGTACGGACGCTGGTGGTGGTGGTGCCGGTGGTTTGTTACACCATACGAACCAAACCATATCATCGGGACAAAAAACAATTGTTGTCGGTGGTGGTGGAGATGGTGGACTTGGGTGGAATAATACACCTGGATACGGTACTAAGGGTAAAGATACTACATTTACGGGTTTAACACCGGACGCCAAAGGCGGTGGTGGTGGTGGCAATAATAATCTTAATGGTGGTGAAACGATCGAGAATCGTAACGGTGGTTCAGGTGGTGGTGATGATGGCGTTTCTTCCTCAAGTACTAGCACTGGAACGGCGGGACAAGGTAATAATGGTGGTTCAGGTATGTCTGGAAATCCATACGGTGCTGGTGGTGGTGGTGGCGCTGGCGGCGCTGGCGGCGCTGGGAATAGTTCAAGAGGTGGTAATGGTGGTACTGGTCTAGATAAATCATCCGTTTTTGGAACGACGTATGGGGATTCGGGTTGGTTTGCATCCGGAGGTGGTGGTGGTATTCGTGGAACACCGGGTACCGCTTCACAAGGTGGTGGTACGTCTGGTAAGGGGTCTTCAACGTCTGCAGATGACGCTCAATCTCACACAGGTGGTGGCGGTGGTGGTTGTGGATATAGTGCATCATCATCCTCCCGCATCGGGGGTGATGGTGGTTCCGGTATAGTAATAATTATAACTTCTTAACCCCAAACTCTCTGCATACTCGATTGTATAGCCCACGGGTACCGTATTTCACCGTACCCTATAATGTTATACGAATCGATACCGATACGATTACATTTGGTACACACGTCAAAACTATCATCAATGATTGAGTCGAGCGCGAGACTACGACAAATTTCGTGTTTTTCGATTTCGTGATCCGTATAACTATTGGTCATGATAAGATCATCGAATGTATTGGGAAACCAGTACTCGAGCCATTTTTCGGTTTGATCACGCGCGTAACTTTGGCGACCCGTAACGATATACATAGTATCGGCGTGTTTGCGTAAATGTCCCATTTGTTTACATACACCTGGGATCGGTTTAAGTTTCGCGAACGCCTCGGATTCGTAAAAATCATGGACCATGTTACGTGATTGGGTTTCGGTAATGTTAAACATATCTTTATAGACGTACGGGTACTTTTGGGTGGTCGGCATTTTGTATCCACGGAACTTTGCCATAGGTTTAACGAACGAGACGAGAACTTCGTCGATATCAATAGCAACTCTTTTCATTTGTGTAATATAATATATAAAAATCTCTAACTGTGTTTTTTGTGATTGAAATTTTTATTCAGGTATAGTAGAGTATGGCGGATAAAATACCCGTCGTCGACTATAGCAGAATGGAACGACTCAAACCTCCAGAAAATACAGTTATACCGCTAAACGCGAATACACTTTGTTTGTTTCTAATAATTGCGACCATAATTGGTCTTTATAAACGCCACGTTGATATTAGTCAAGATCGCGAACGACGTCGTATTTGATACACTCGTTAGGGTCGAGGTAAACGTCACGTTTCATAAGTTTCTTAAGTTGTTTATCAGGAATATTGGTTTTCTCCGTATAGGTTTTCTTAACCATGTTCATGAGTTTATCACACATTTTCATCTCATCCTTAACTTCCTCGTATTTCCCCCAAAACCCGGTCGTGGATATTTGGTGAATGAGAACGTGTGCGTTCTTACCGATAAGACGTTCGTGTCCACCCAAAAGAAGGAACGTTGCTGCTGAACAGCACTCACCTTGTGCGATCGTGATAACCTTAACGCGTGATTTTTCGAGGATGTTCATTGCACTCAGACCCGCGAATAAGTCACCGCCTCCGCTACATATATGTATCCGAATAACGGGTTCATACCCCATAAGTTCCGCCTTTTGTTTAAGAAGTTTAATTTCGAGTTTCTTAAACTCTTCTATAAATTCGAGAATATCCTCGTTCGTGATTTCACCGTAGTATAATATTTCATTACCGATAACACGTGTGATTTTAAATTCATCCTCATCCGTGTTAGTGGTTGTAGACATTATATTTGAATTATTCTATAATTTCTTCTTTAATCAACTTTTTTATTTTTGTAACTTCGCGTTGTTTAAGTTTATTTTGTATTGCTAAATGATTCATTACATCGAAGTCTTGGGGTATCAGATTATATTCTATAAATTTAGAAATATCACCTTTTTGTGCATACATTCTAAATAACATAAACTCTTGGTGCTTGAAATTAGATCTTGAACGTACCTGTATACTTCTTATTTTCTGTTCACGCATTCTCTGATTACCAAATTTTGTCCAAAACCTACCCGGTCTAATATTTTTCATATCCATTTTTTTCGTAAAATACATTTTAGGTATTTTTATGGCGTTTAGTACAAATAAAGGCATGATATCCCAATCTCCTTTATACAATTCTGAATCGTAAAGATCTGCTAATGAAAGTGCTCGTGTTATTTTATCCATATTATCATCGACACAATCTATATAATTTTCTTGAATAAGTGACCACATGTGTCCATGTTCCGTAAAAGTATCGCATATATTTATATCATGTCCGTTACATAAAATATCTACCAATTGATCCTTGGATGTTTGAAATATATCCTTATCGTATGGAAAATCTAAATAACTAAAGAAATTGTATATATTACCCAAACACTTGTTTGCGGCTAATGAGGAGTTGGCATGATTTGGTTTTATTTTCATAATTTCTTCGGGTTTTGCCCTTGGTATGATAATTGTAGTAAAGTTATCTACGAAATGAATACTTTTTGATGTTACTACAAGTGGTTTTTTAGTTATACTTATACCATTAGAAACGTCTTCGACTATATATTTATATTTATACGCATCATTTTCATAATCTTCTATATACGTATACATATTTGAGTTTTTTATTGTATCCATAAATATATCCTTTTTCTGAAGAGGATCATCCCATATTTCAATACTATTACATTCGTCAAAGACCTGTTTAATTATAAAACTTTTACCGTAACCCGCCGAACCGCATAAAAATACATTTTTACCAGATTCTATACATTTTTTCAACAATAGTATTTCTTTATCATGAATCGATAATTCTTTTATCTTTTTTTCTTTTTTTATAATAACAAAGGAATCCATGTCAGGTGACGAAAATGATCTCGCTAATCAAGCTTTAGATATTTTTTTGGATAACGATATTCTTCAAAAACGTATAGTAGATCCTTTAAAAAGAAAAGTTGCTCCTTACATATTATGTTTTGGTATCTTTAACTTATCCATTTTTGTCATGATTGCTTATTTATCGAATCGCATTTCTCTAATTATTTAGATATGTCTGGTTGGTCTTCTTCTCCCTCTCCCTCTTCTTTTGGTATTTCCGTAACAACTTCCATAAGTTCAGTTCTACGTCGTATTTCTTTCATGAGATCACCTTTGAGACTCACGAGGCCTTTATCTTTTAGATCAGCAATTTCGTTAACACGTTGTTGTTTCCCTTCTATATCAGATTTTATCGTTTTTTTAGCCGTCTGAATATTACCACGTATATCTTCGAGTTCTTTTTTAAGTTCTCTTTTTGCAGCACCACCTACAGCGTCTTTCAATTTAGTAATAATTGTATTTTCAGCTATAGCTTTGAATGGTATTATAGGCTGTATATGCATAATCTCAGGTTTGAAGAATGCATTATCATCAGGAAACTCACGCTCGAATGCGTCTATCATTTTTTTGGGTACATTTGGAGACTGTTCTATTAAACGATCATATTCCGCTCGCATATTTTCAATCATAACAGTTCCATTTAATGTTCTTTCTGAAAGTGGTAACGTTAATTCGAGACGAATTGTTCGAGAAATTTTACCGTATTGTACAGAAGCAACTCTATGACCTTCCATTAATTCATTAATTTTAAGAAATTGCATTATAGTTGTCGCGATCGCTGTAATAAGATTAAGTCCACCAATTGCCGATGGTACGAATGGTTGTACTGTGGGTGGGAAAGTCTCTTGTGCAAAGTTAGCAGTACCCGTAATAGTACTCACAATAATCAATGGTATTGTAAACTTCATACTTAAATTTTTGAATGAACAATATGCTTGGTAGTGCATGTACCTATAACATGCAGCAGCTTCTCCCCAGGACTTAAGTATTTTTTCCTGTTGAGGATGCCATATTTTGGGTAATTTCTTTTCTTCGTTCATACTAATAGAGATGAATATTATATTCTTCATTCATTTACTTTTTTTCATAACAATGCTTGTTGTTCCTTTTATGAAAAATAAACAAAATCTCGAATTTTATTCGATTTTAGTACCATTCATATTCTTCCACTGGTCAGTCAATGATGATACGTGTGCATTAACACAAATGGAAATGGTTGTTACTGGTAATAAAAAAGAAGAAACTTTTTTTGGACGCGTTGTTGGACCTATCTACAAAATGGACGATAATGCAGCTAACAATTTATTGAAAAGTCTTTTATTCTTTTTATGGTTACTTGTACAATTTAGATTAAATAGAGTTGACTTGAGCCCACTTCAAGAATTGAAAAAACGTATTTTGAAATAATATAATATTGGTGTATATAAATGAAGAATAAGACAAAAAGTAAACTTTTATTTTTTACTATAACGGTACTTATTGCTATTATTGCATATCAATTATATAATCCTATAATTATAAAAAAACAAGAAAAGGTCCCAGTTAGAGTTGCTGTTCCAGTTAGAGTACCGGTAAGAATTCCTACAGAAAAAGAATATCGCGAACCACCTATAAAAGAATATAAACCAGGACATGTTCAACAAATGGGAATATTAGTTGGTAATGATGACGAAACTTTACCCTTATATGGTAAAGAAGTTCGGGGTAGACGTGATAGATACCATTATTATACCACAACACCTGGTGATCAAATGTATTCACTTCCAATTACACACGACGCGCGTGATTGTATGGAAGATATTGGATGCCCCGAATTTTATGGTAATGAATCCGTTTCGGTTTTAGGACAATCGGGTTCGTTTCAGGCTAAGATGTACAGAACAGATAATTTCTTTTGATTATCGACCGATAAGTAATATATACAAACACGCTAAACATAACATACTATTTGATAAAGATGATATCGTCTTAGTAACATTTGAAACCTTATTAGGTACTGTCATTGTTATGAAACTATCAACACATGTTAAAATAGAAGACAAAAAACATATAAAAAAAAGTTGAGATAACCTATCCATTTATATTTATCAAATAAAAAATAATGAGTAATATAAATGAAGATTGATTTGTTAAAAGACGAAGCAAAACGTCTTGGTCTTCGCGTGACTAAAAAAATTAGGGGTAAACGTCTTCCTCTGAGTGAAAAAGAACTTAAGATGAAAATTCAAAGACGGCGTCCACCAGCTTTGGAAATTCAGGTTCGAAATTCAAAAAAACTTATACGAACGTGTAAATCACTTTTACAAACAACGGAACCAACTGTTCCGCGTGCCCGTAGAGTTTCTCAACCCGTTACACGTGCACCACCAGTTCCACGCGCACCACCTCCACCACCGGTCCCAACTAAAAGAGATCCACGCGCAAATTTAATGACTGCTTTAAAAACAGACCTTAAACGCCGTGGTCTTAAAGAAAAGATAAACCAAACTTCTTAGATATAATCTTTTTCGCACCTTCGAGTTCTGGGTGACTCCATAAAAGCCATCTCGACCAAAATCCTGCAGTAAAAAAACCTGTTTTTGTCCAGTTTTCTTTATCACTCCGAGTTACATCGAGCATGTTTTTATGAACCAGTTTAAGATCGGTTTGTTTTTGTATCATATGAGGAACAAAACCACCGTGTCGCGTTACGTATGAACGCATGCGTAATGGGTTTTTATGTATTGTGTAGTCTGAGTACCCTCTTGCCCCAAAATCAACTATTTTTCCATTTTCAAAAGTAACTCTAAACTTTTTATCAAAACGTGGACTTTTTTTTAAACGAACACGCATATATAATTACTGAATATAATTTTCACCGCGTCGTTTACGTCTAATCAATACTATTCCTAATGTAAGTGATATTATCCAGGCCTGGAATTGTGTTATACCATAAGGTTCTTCAATCATAAACATATTTATATAAGATACACTTTATTACTTTATATATCTAATACTTGTTTTGTAAACGTACAAGCGTGTAATGATGGTACAAATGGATACAAGAGATAAATAGAGAAATATAAACACCTGGACTTTTTCGCAAATTCTTACTCAATAGAATAAGAGTAGCAATTGTAAAAACTGTTATAGTTGGTATGGCTAATAAACCGATTTGTGTATCTGTTAAAGATGGATCTTTTACTGAAACTGTTGGATTCATTTAATATACACTGAGAAAATATAATTATAAATGTTTTCTACAAACAGCCATGTACATTTCTTTACCACCTATAAGTTCCGTCTGGTTATTATCAACTAGACGCTTTGTGAATGGCCCGTGTGTACCATCCATACATTTCATACACATAGCTGACAATTTGAAAACTTTATCAGCGAGAGGTATACAGTCTAAAATTTCACCTATTTTGTTCTGTTTATAATCACCATCTAAACCCGTCAATAATATAGTTTTACCGTTTCCGATCGCCTTTTTGACAAAAACTTTTAGACCAATAAAAAATTGCGCTTCGTCTATAGCTATTACATCCACCTTTTCGTAATTAAGCTGTGTCAAGTCATTTGTTTTTACACAATTGAATTTAATGTTATCGTGTGTTCGTAATACATGTTCCAAACACCGCGTATCTTTGCTTGAGTTTATGACAAGAATATTTTTACCTATAATCTGATACCTTTTTAAACGCCGAACGAGTTCTGACGTTTTACCGGAAAACATATTTCCCATTATAATCTTGAGACTCATTTACAAACAAACGTGTTATATTTTTATACTAATTTATTTTAATGAGATAAAGAAATACGTATATATTTAGTAAAATGACTTCCGAAGAAACAACACTTCAAATTAAAAGATTAACACTTGACGCGACTTTACCAACGCGCGCATCACCGGGATCAGTTGGTTACGATTTATATAGTTTACACGATACAGTTATTCAACCTGGTTCTAGAGATATTGTGAGTACGGGTATATGTGCAACAATTCCATTGGGGTGCTACGGTAGAATTGCACCACGTTCGGGTTTAACTGTACGTTACGGTATTCATGTAGGTGCGGGTGTGATTGACCCTGACTATACGGGTGAATTAAAAGTCTGCCTATTTAATCTCGGGTCTGTTCCGTTCGAAATTAAATCGGGGGAGAGAATTGCTCAGTTAATTTTAGAAAAGTGTTTAACACCCCTTATTCAAGAAGTGACTGATTTACAAAAGACTATGCGTGCTAACAGAGGATTTGGTTCCTCTGGTGAATTATAAATTTTAATAATTGTTTAGTTTCCGAATGCAACACCACCCATACCATTCTTAATTCTGAGAATGTTATAGTTGACTGCATACGCACGAACAAAGTGTGCATTAGACACATCTGGATCACTGATCGTAATTTTAGCATTATCAATTCTCGAAAAGTTCAATGTACCAGTTGGTTGAGATTTGTCCATTGTGAGCGAAAATGGCCACGTCGCAATTGGTTCGTCTTTAGCACCTGGTGGGAAATACGAACAATGTCTGGTTGGAACAACGTTGCGGTGATATTCGAGTGACATGTTTTCGAAGAGTGGTGTACCGTTAATAAACATGGACGCAGTACCATTTGTACCAAATATATACGTAGAATCAGTACCAAATGCGGCAATGTGTACGGCTTTAACGGGGTGGTTAAAGTACGTAAGATCGATGGTTTTTTCCGTACCGGTCATTGGTTGAAACTGTGTCTGTGTGATAAGAATTTCGTGTTCTGTTTTAGCAAAGAATTCTCTTTCTTCTGTGTCGAGGAAGATGTATGAACCATATACCTTTGGTGTAGACCCTGGTGTAAATGTACCGTTTCTACACTTGATTCTGATTTCAACCTGGTGGTATTGGAGACCGACGAGGGGTAAAGATTTGGTCCAATCTTCACTGAAGAAGAATGGAATAACGTAGGAATGGTCCGACGAGTTTTCACCTTTATCGTCGCAACTGGCCCACGCAGAAGCTTTAGCTTGTGTAGTGTTATAAAGAGCACCGTGTGCACTATTGATGAATCCCGTATCTATTTTAGACACTTCTTGACCACCTACCCAAAGTGAAAATTCGGTTGGCTGGGAGAATGCGGTTTCGTTTTTATTGTATATACTAGCGTTATCGTTTTTATTGTTGATGTCTGTACCTTCAATCCATATATAGCTTAAAAGATCTCCCTTGGATTTAATTGGGATGGAAACTTCGTTTCCCGAACCAAACGTACCGATATAATCGAGGCGTTCTGGTTTAATTGCGAAGTTGGTGTGACGTTTATAGTTTTGTCTGAAGAACGAGACTTGTGGGTCGCCTGTGATGTACACATCTTGGGCACCGACCGATACGAGGTCAATCAAAGCAGCTGACATATTTTACTAATATAGTATATTAAAAAAATTGAGCATAAACGTATTAAGAGACATGGTTGTTTTTCAAGCCCTCACATGGGAAACCGAAGATAAACACGCACAGCATTTGATACATATTTTTGGAAAAACACAAGAAGGTAAATCTGTATGTGTTACGACAGAATTTTCACCTTATTTTTTCATAAAACTCCCTACTGATGATTATAGTACACGCGCCGAACTATATTATGAGAGTATTATGAAACGGTGTCCTGGTTTAATAATTAGTTATGAGATACAGTCGTCTATGGACGTATGGGGGTTTCAAGATAGTAAAAAGTTCTATTTTATGAAACTTACTTTTGAAACACTGGCAAATCGTCGTAAAGTTGGATACGCTCTTAAAGAATCGTTGAGGATATATGAAGAACCGCAACCACGAGTATACGGTGAACCGTACGATATACCGGAACCTCAATTTGTAAAATTGAAACTTTACGAGTCCAATTTGGAACCGGTCCTACGGTTAATGCATATAACTGGTATTCAATCGACTGGATGGTTGGATTCTGGTGATGAATGTACACCGACAAATTATGCAAACACTGATTTAGATTTGATGTGTTACGACTGGAGAAATCTAAAATCTGTTAATAAACCTGAAACTGCACCATTCGTTGTAGCTTCTATTGATATTGAGTGTAATAGCTCTACTGGTAAATTTCCTAGTGCGGATATATACGGTGATTGTTGTTTTCAAATCGCCGTTTCGTTATGTTCATTCGGTACTGATATACCT